GACCCATAAACTGATAATAATACGTCTTCATCATACCATTGTAGATTTTCCGGTTCTTGTCCGCTTTCCTGCCAATATAGCGCTCTGCGTCCTCATACGCGGTAATCAGGTACATCGACCAGGAATCCAGCGCCTTAAACCGTTCACCGATCGTCTTATAGAGCGCTGGAAGGTTCTTTTTCTCCTCGATACGCTCGCCGTAAGGCGGGTTTGTGATAATAAAGCCATATTTCTTCGGATGGCTCAGCTGCGCCACCGGGCGCTCCTGGAAATGAATCATGTGATCCACTCCGGCTCTCTCCGCATTTTCCCGCGCCGCCTTGATTACCTCGCCGTCAATATCGTAGCCCTGAATGTCTACCTTTACGGTATCATCCACCATCTCGGTCGCTTCATCGATCGCGTCGTACCAGCATTTCTTCGGAATCAGGTTTGTCCAGCTCTCCGACAGGAAGGAACGGTTCATGCCCGGTGCCATATTGGCCGCGATCATCGCCGCCTCGATTGGGAAAGTACCGCTTCCGCAGAACGGATCGACCAGAATCCGGTCCGCTTTCCACGGAGTCAGAAGAATCAGCGCCGCTGCCAGTGTTTCCGTGATCGGCGCCTTACTCGTCATCTGACGGTAACCGCGCTTGTGCAGCGACTCGCCGCTCGTATCGATACCGACTGTCACCTGATCCTTATAGAAAAAGACGCGCAGCGGATATTCATTGCCCGTCTCCGGCATCCGGTCCAGATCGTAATATTCCTGCATATGACGGGCAATCGCCTTTTTCATAATTCTCTGGATATCCGACGGGCTGAACAGCTTACTCGAAATAGACGACGCCTTTTTAACCCAGCATTTACCGTCCTTCGGAAGATATTTCTCCCACAGAATCGCACGAGTCGCCTCAAACAGCTCGTCAAAGGTCACTGCCTTGAAG